ACTTTGAACGGCAACAACCGAATCAAGTCTGCGGTGGGCAGTAAGTACCCGATTGACATTGGTCAGGGCACCATCGACATGAGCGGGTCGTTCCAGCTTTTCTTCCAAGACAGTACGGCCTTTGATCTGATGGAGGCACATACGTACTTCTCCATCCGGCTTCGGACAACGGATGCTGCGGGGAACGTCTTCATGATCTTCTTCCCGCGTGCGGTGTTCACCGAGGGATCTCCCACGGCCAGTGGCGAGAACACGGATGTGGTGGAGGCGAAGGGTTTCATCGCGGTGAACGATACGACCAGCGGGTACGGAATCCTGATTCAAGACCTCCCGGTTTGATCCGATGAACCTGAAGAAACTCAGGACGGATCGAGACGCGGAACGAGACGGGGTATGGTTGGATTGGCAAAACGGGGTACGAGTCAAAATGGCTCGTATCTCGGACGCCAAGTTCCAAGAGATGCAGATGATTCTCTGCGCCGGGTACGCAGACGAATTAATGCCCTGGGTGAAGTCCGTACAGGAAGGGGAAGTAAAGTCCACGGATATACCGCCGCGAATTGCGGAGATATTCGAGGATATCAGCAACGAGATTTTCGCCGCAGGAGCAATCAAGGATTGGGCGGGGATCGAGTGGTTTGACGAGGAAGACTCGGAGCTTGCGGAAGAGGCGAAGGCCCTTCCATGTACGGTTGAGAACGCGAAGATGGTTCTCGACCAGGTGTCTGACTTCAAAGAGTGGGTGCGTGAGGAGTGCCGGCGTCGTGAGAACTTCAAGACGGCGATGGTCGGAGCACTGGTGGGAAACTCCGACGCCTCCTCCACTGGCAGCACGAGTTCGGGCACATCACGCCGGAACAACTCCAAGGACTCCGCGAAAGCGGGTACGAGGAAGCGATCCCGGAAGGTGCAGACCGCCCAAGCGTAGCGGAGGAGGCGAAATGGGTCTGGGGGGCGTTCAGTTACCTCTCGGAGACACAACGCCCCATCACGATGGCGGGTGCCGCACCGATACCCGTTTCAGCGATAAAGGACTTCTTTGACCTGCATGGGTGTACCGGCATGGCTGCGGAGGTGTATTTTGAAGTAATAGCCATTCTGGACAGGGAATGGTTCGCGGTGCGTGCGAAGGACAAGTAAATGGCACAGTCAAAAACAGTAACCCTGAAGATGGGGATTGATATCCGCCGGGCGAAGACAGGCTCGGAGGCGTACAGTCGATTACTGTTGAAGATGGCGCAGGACACAGCCCGCGCCAATCGTGCCATGACCGGCTTGGGCGGTGCGGCAGACAAGACTGCCAAGCAGAAAGAAGAACTCGCCGCTAAGTCCAAGTCTGCAACGAAGCAGCAACAACTATACACGCAGGCGATGAAGGCGAGCATCTTCGCCACTCAAGGATTCGCCAACTCAGCAATTACAGCAGTAGCGACGATTGCGTCGATTGGACCGGCATTGGCCGGCGTAGCGATTGCGGTCGGGAAGATGCAGCAAGCGGTGTCTGCGGCTGCTGAATCGTTCGCTGATTTCGAGAAACGAGCGGGCGCGGTACAGAGGGTTGCTGGCGTAACGGGAACCGAAGCGCGAGAACTCGGTCAAGCGTTCCGGGACATAGGCAAAGAGATCCCAGTTGCAGCGACCGCATTGGCTGACATTGGTCAAGAAGTTGCTCGCCTTGGTGTTCGCGGCACGGAAAACATTGCTCGATTCACGAAGACCGTTGCGATGCTTGCGGAAGTATCGGATCTGTCAGGCCCGTAGGCAGCGACTCAACTCGGTCGTATTGTTCAGATCGCATCGGATATTGGAGTTCAGGATGTAGGCAAGTTTGCGGATTCATTGCGTGCAGCAGCGACTTCAGCAGCAGCTTCAGAGTCCGAGATCCTTAGAACGACGTTGGAGATTACCAAGGCGGGTCTTGCCTTCGACTTACCGGCGAAGTTCGCGTTGTCCCTCGCTACCGCCATGAGAGAAGCGGGAGTACAGGCAGAACTGTCCAGGTCCGCTATCGTGACGGTGCTCAATGAGGTCGGATTGGCCTTGGGCGGCAACGTAGAAAAACTCAATGCGTGGACCAGCGGGTTGGGTCTGACGATCACCGAACTCGATGAGTTGGTCAAGACGGACATCGAGGGATTCTTCGATCTGTTTCTGACGAAGGTGAGAGAGGCGAATGAGCAGGGGCGACTGGCTCCGTTCCTGCTGGGATTTGATGAATCGTTTGTCTCGAAGCGCGTGCTTCCGACATTGGCCGCTACTGCCTCCAACTTGGATAAGGTGCGGTCCTCATCGGCGTTGGTAAATGAGCAGTTCGCGGGTGGAAGCAGACTAACCAAGGATTTTGCAGGCCGGGTTGAAGAACTTGATGCGAAAAACAAGCTACTGACAGAGGCGATGACTGAACTTCGTCGTCGTGGCTTTGAGGGGGCATCAGAGGCTCAAGGAGATTTCGTTTCAGCACTCACATTGGCGGTGAAAAGGCTGTCCGAGTCAGAATCGGCAATGAACAGGTTGAGCACTGCGTATCGCGGCTTCATTGGCTTGAAGGAGTTTGCGGTCGGAAGTGCAGTCGGATTCGCTCTCGCCCTTGATGATCTTGCGTCCAGTGCAGAGGCCGTTTTTCGAGTCATCATCTCAAGGTCCAAGGAGGCAGAAGATTCTATAAGGGACACGTTCCTTCTAGGCGGTCCTTTGGGATTCCTTGAGAGGCTTATTGAGGGCAAGGGTTTCAGTGAGGCGTTGTTTGATACCGAAGGTGTCAAGGCGTTCGCCCAAGAATCGGCAGGATTGACCGATGTTTTGACCAACCTGTTTCGAGTAAGCCCAGACGAAGTTGTCTCGTCAGCGTTCATAACTGACTTAACAGAGGCGTATAAAAAAGCTGGCTTCGCTTCTGCGAAAGAGTTCGCGGAAGCATATGAACGCGCATACGCGGAAAGCGGCTTCGCCTTGTCCGCCAAAGAAGTCTTGAGTTCGCTTGGCATTGATGCCGAGTCGCTTGGAACAGTGGCGCAGCAGGAGGCGTTCAGGGTAGGTGCGGTTATTGCCGAAGGGATTACCGAAGGGGCATTGACCGGGGCCGGAGGAGAGGCGCTCTTGATGCAGCCGTACAGGCAATTCTGAAGAAAATCAGACAAGCAGCACCAAAAGAACTCAGTCTGTTTCCCGGTGCAGAAAGCGTCATTGAAAGCATCAAATTGCTTGAGACGGGAGGCCCAGAGGCGCAGGCTCAGGTCGCCATTGTTCAAGCGGAAGCCCGAGAAGCATTTGGCGGATTACTGACAAAGCAGATCAAAGCATTTCAAGATGGCATAGCCAGTGAGGGGCTTTTGTCTGAGGAATCCGCCAAAGACAAGTTCAGGCAGATTGAGCAGTTTGCCAAAGTAATTGGTGGAGAGTTTGAGGATCAGATTCCGGTCCTGCGAGAGCTTCTGACGACGTATCTGGAGTTCCTGCAAAGTCCCGAGTTCATCATGCGAAACGTAGACCAGATGCTTGGTCGGGTTCGTGAGTTCGGTGGCACAGCGGGCCAGATTCAATCGCTTCTTACTAGATTCGCTGAAGAAGTCCCGTTAGGCGAGAGAACTGTCGAGATAGAAGCACGCTTCAGACGAGGCGTAGAAGAAAGATTCGGTCCCAAAGTCACACGGCAGGTCGAGGATTACTTTGCAGCGATTGAGCGTGGGGGACTGACCCTTGAGAAATTAAATCGTCTTGAGGAAGAAGCCATTTTCTCATTGTCGTTTGCCGGCGGTGCTGATGCAGCAGAGCGGCAGCGCAAGGTGAGAGAAGCGGCAGTCAGAGAGCGAGCCAGGATAGCGGCTGGCCCTGCGCCTGCGATTACGGCAACGGTAGATGACGATAAAGACCCGCTGCGTCCACTGACGCGACTCTTGCAGAGGGCGACACCAGTTTCCGAAGGGATTCTTGGGGAAGTCGAGCGGTTCATGATGGACGTGGATCGTATAATCCGCGAGAACGCCGACATCACGCAAGCCGATGCAGATCGTCTGATAAATCTTGAGGATTTGTTCGGGCAGCAAGCGCGGGAAGATGTTCGTCAGTTTGCTCTATCTCTTGAGGATGGCAGCGCGAGTTTCCTTACGGTCGTTCGGGATGCGGAACTGCTTCGTGCTGCGTTAATCAAGATCAACCCGGAGTTCAAAGACCAAGGGGATTTGCTGCTCAGAAATGCTCGTCTGTACGAGGAGATGGGCAAGAAGTTTGCGGACCCGGTGGTTGCGGAGAGCATGAATATTGCCACGCAATCGTTACGCAACTTCGCCTCGACGCTCGCGGACAGTCTGGTCGAAGGGGAGTTCAACTTCGAGAGTTTCGCGGACTCCATACTGAAATCGGTACTGGAGATGATTCTTCGCCTACAAGTGCTCTTGCCATTGTTCGAGGCACTTAGGGGTCAGGGCGGGGTGCTGGGTCAGGCTGGTAATCTTTTGGCGCAATCGTTGGGCGGATTGGCACCGGGGAGCCTTACTCCAGCACCTTCGGGTATAGCCACGGGCGGAAGTCCTCTGATGATTGGCAGTCCGAGTGGAAATCCGGTCCTTGAGGGACGCGGGCCGCGTATGTCTTCCGGCCCGGTGAACGTGACGGTCAATAACGCGCCGGCTGGGACGCAGGCTCAGTCACGCCAGCAGCAGCGGCAGGGTCCAGACGGGATGGAGATGGACATCATCATCGACTTGGTGGACGCGAAGCTCGCGGAGAGGGCGGGTAACGGACGGAGTGCGCTCGGCTCGATGTTGAGTGCTCAGGCGCAGCAGAGAGGGCTTACCTGATGGCATTGCCGAATTGGAACACGGGTCAGACGACGGCACCCCCGGACCCGGCAGACAGGGGGTACAGAAGGCAGCGTGCGTCTATGGTACGCCGTACCGAGATGGACTCGGGACCGCCGCGTCAACGACGTTTCGCTACCGGAGCACCGATTAACTGGAGCCTCCAGTGGGAGATGACGGACGCACAGTGCGACTCTGCGGAGACGTTCTTTGACGTGACCTTGGAAGGCGGGGCGAAGGTGTTTCTGATGAACCTGTGGATTAACGGGGCGTTCGTGCAGAAGCGTGTGAGGTTCGTCGAGGCGATGGAGTTTCAATATCGCGCAGTCAACTTCTGGGACGTGAGTGCCCGCGTAGAAGTTCTGGACCCGATATCCTGATGGCAGACTTCAGCACGGCAGCCAAAGAGGCGTTTGCTCAGGTGAAGGACGACGTGGTGGTTTACCACACGTTGGAGCTTCGCCATTCAACCTTTTTCACTCCAGAGAAGGAGAGCGCGCCGATTCGGGTGGTGCGGGACTACAACTCCTTGAAAGCGACCCTTGAAGCGGATGCCCCGGTAGACGCCAACAGCCAGGTCAGATTCGACCCCGTAGGATTCGACATCCGTCCCCCGCGCCGGCGACCGGAGGAGAATCCGAGCATTGACATCCAGATCGACAACATCCTGCCGTACATTGGGGAGTATCTGGACAATGCAGTTGCGACCGACGAAGAGGTTCCTGTCCGCTACAGGATGTACAGTGGGACAACGGCGGATTTCCCAGCGGCGGTGCCGGAATACGTAGTCGAGATGCAACTGACGACAGTCGTGGCGGAAGGGCAGATTCTCCGCGCTACCTGTCAGATGGCCGATCTGGTGAATAGGCCGTTCCCCAATCGGTACTACACCGCTGATACGGCTCCGTACCTGTTCAATGCACCAGCAACCGACGAATAATCGGCTGACTGAGCAGGATTTCGACGATCTTCACAGCCTGATCGGACTCCCTTGGGCACCGGGCGGCAGAGGGCCGCGTGAGTACGACTGTTACGGGCTGCTCCTGCACGTCCAGAAACGCTATTTCGGGCGTTCTCTGGAGGATGTGAGGGTAGACGTGGATAGCGCGTTAGAGTGCGTCAGAGCGGTTCGTAGGCTCGTTCTGGACCCTTCTGAGGCCACTTCCCTGAGCAAACCGGAGAATGGGGCAGTCTGCGTGATGTACACGCGAGGATTGCCGCTCCACGTCGGAACTTACTTCGATGTGCAAGGGGGGCGTATACTACATTCTCAAGAGGGTGCAGGGGTCATTTTCACTGCATCGAGGCAAGCCGGATGGATGAGACAAGAGTTCTTTCGCCCCCTGTAAAGACCAGATTGGTGGTCGGGGGGAATCTGCACCCCGATTTGGACGGTGGGGCGTACTACGTGGTTCCTGGCACGACGATTCGTGGCTTCATGGAACAACAGGGGATTGATGAGTTCCAAGCGCCGACGATGTGCGCGATGGGGGCAGAGCACGATAACTGGATCTTGCGAGAGGAATGGGACTCACGGGTCATTGAGGAAAACACGATCCTGATTGACGCTCGGATTGTCGCTCCCTACGGAGGTGGGGGCGGGGGCGGATCTCAAGCCGGGATGATTGTGGGGATGCTGTTCCTGGCTA